AAAACATAATCAAAATCATACCAATAATCAAATTAGGACAAATTGTCAGTTTATTTTTTTATTATGTCAGTTGTTGAAATTGAAAAAATATTTTTATATTTGTCATATGGATGAAAAATTGAAATATAAAATTAGGTCGGCGGTTGATATATTGGGGATTGACCAATCATTAGTTATATTCGGTAAAGATATACTCAAACAAGTTTATATTGACAATCCTATATCATTCTTGAATCAATTTAATAGCTTAAGACCAGTTGAAAAGGATCGTGAAATTTATTACGTTGACAACGATAACCATCCATTATTTTATTTCTATAAAGAACGTCAAGAAAAAACAATTGGTTTTTGTTATATAAACATTCCAAAAATTTGGTTATTTTTTGTAGATGTTATGGATTATAATAAGATTAAAATTCAAAGAATTATAAAGGAGTGGTTGGGAACGACCTATAATTTGGGGGAACTATTACCATCACCTAGAATGGTCCGACATACAATTGATTTTTAGTAAATTTTTTAGATAATTATTAACATGACAAAAAAGAAAATAGAAAATGAAGAAATCCCCCAACAATACGAAAAAGTGGTGGAATATGATGATTGTACTATCATCTGGAAATATGATAAAAGAAAAAGTCAATTCAACCCCTACGAAGTTGAAATTAAATATAAGAAAACGAAATCAAAAGATTAATCGTCGTTTTTGATATCTTTTTTGATTTTTTTGAATTTATGGATCATTTCAGAGAAGATAACCCATATACTCCTATTACCCAACTTAACGGATGTTTCATCCATTGATTTCACTTCAATGTATATGAATGATACCGCCATAGCTTTAGTTAGGATAAATTCAATGTTCATTATTTTAGTCCCATTTAGAATGAACTTATCAATGAAAAACATACCGATTGTTGCCCCAAGATAAAAGAACAATTTAACAACAACATTAAACAACTTTGTTGACTTTAAACTTTTTACACCTTCCATTTTAATAACACGATATATACCAAAAATGGTATCTAATAAAGTGAAAAATAGTAATGTGTATAGTATACCAGAAATTGGGGCCAAAAACGTCCCTATTATTCCAAACATTTGGAATATATGTTTTGAGATGATACTCTTCATATGAAGGTTTTATTAAAAGTAAAGTTTTATTGACAATAAATATTCATCATTTTATAAAAAATTCATTCAAAAATCATTATTCTTTTTTATCCTCGATTTTCAATATCAAAACAATTAAAAAAACTTTTATTATTCTTTTTGAGAATATTTATCTTAAAAGAAATCTTATGTTAAAAATCGGTTCAACTGGTGAAGATGTTAAAAAACTTCAAACCAAATTGGGTCTAACTCCAGATGGAGTATTTGGACCAGCAACAGAACGTAAAGTTAAAGAATGGCAACGTAGTAATGGTTTAACTGACGATGGTATTGTCGGACAACAAACCTGGGAAAAATTAAAGTTGGGTATGATGATTAAAGAAGATGTGAAATCAACATCAAAATTCAAAATCGATAAACTTAGGGGGATAATACCTGAAGAAGTTATTAACCAAATTGAATCTGTTTGTGATAAATTTAATATTAACACACCGATCCGTTTAGCACACTTCTTAGCACAATGTGCCCATGAAAGTGGAAATTTCCGAGCAACTGTTGAAAATCTAAATTATTCGTCGGATTCATTAAAAAAAGTGTTTCCAAAATACTTCCCAAACAACCTATCCGAATCTTATGCAAAAAAACCGGAAAAAATTGCATCAAGGGTATATGGAAATAGAATGGGTAACGGGGATGAACTATCTGGTGAAGGGTGGAAATTCCGTGGTCGTGGTTATCTACAAACTACCGGTAAAGAAAATTATCGATTATTGGGTCAATTCCTAAAAGAAGATTTAATTTCAAACCCCGATCTTGTATCAACCAAATATTCATTGGCTTCCGCGGCGTTTTTCTTTAATTCTAACGGACTTTGGAGTATTTGTGATAAAGGAATATCGGAAGATGTTGTTAAAGCTCTTACAAAGAGAATAAATGGGGGATTTCATGGTCTTGAAGATCGGATAAACCAATTCGTTAAATTCTATAATATTCTGAAATAGAAAAAATAAACCCCCCACCTTTTGGAATGGGGGGTTTTTATTTGTCATATCTAAAAGAATTTCCGGCGGTAGTATTTCCTAATTCGGGATAATATTCATGTAACCATTTTGACAATAATTCTTGAATATCATCGTACATCATTCCTTTTATCGTTGCGAAGTATTGCCAAATCTTATCATGTGCAAAAAATGTATATGGATTTTTTAGATCGGTGGTGAAAAAAATAACATTATCAAAAGAATCCTTATAAATCAACATCCTATCATCGTTAACTATTGAACTAATTCCAATATAATCATCCATGAATCTAATCGGGTCTTCACCCTCAAAACATTCTTTAATCAATGATTGAGTTCCAACAAGTTGAATGGCGGACTTAATATCATTGAATTTAATGAAGTATTTTAACCTAGATTTCAGTGATGGTTTCATTTTACATAAAAACTATTTCATTGGTAATTGGATTCCAATCAACATTCCAAGGTGATTGTGTGTAAATGTATCGTTCGTTCAATATGGAAGCGTTGAAGTAGTGTGTATGGCCGTCGAAATAATGACCATATCCAGTATGGATGTGGCCACAGATGTGAATTTTAGGTTTAATTTCCTTAATCCGCTCCGCCAATAATTCACACCCCAAGTGTTGTCCTCGTTTACCTTCAACATCATCCAAGAACCCATAAGCTGGACCATGTGTGATTAAGATATCCGTATTTTCTGGAATCATATTCCATTTGGATTGTAACCCAGGTCCATTTTTGGGTAAGTTAAACGCCCAATTATAAAATTCTGGTTGCCATGGTGTACCATAGATGCGAATATTTTCTTCTGGTTTATCACCATTCGGACCATCAAGGTATAAAACCAATTCTTCATCTTCCAAATAATCAACAGTTTTATAACCGGTTAATAAACCTCTACATTGATCTGGTTTTGTTTGGAATCCCCAATCATGATTCCCTGCGATAAATACTTTTGTGTCGTAGTTATCGATTTTATCGAACCAAGTTAAGAAATCTTCAATTTCTGGTTTATACCCCATCGAGGATATATCACCAGCATGAATTAATATGTCACCACCAGGTAAATCACCAGTTAATGATTTGTGTTTATTGTGTGTGTCGGAAATAAAAGTTAGTTTCATTTTGTTTAATTTTTTATAAAGATAACAATTTTTGTTGATTAATGGGGAAAATCATTTCTTTATCTTCCAAAAATAGCAAATCATTTTGGGTTAAAGATTTTTTTCCATGTTTCAATATTTTATCCAGGATATCGTCTTTTGTCATGTAGTTGTTTCTATATTGGAAAAATGTAAATTCCATATCGGATTTAGCAAAACCAAATATATTACAGTCAAACATGTCGTAAAGTACGGATTCGGTTATTTCTTCAATAGTTGTGTAACCTTCAAAACCTTCATGTAGTTTATCGTCAATTCCCTTGAATTGTTTAATTTCCGATTCGGTCATGATTAGTACTGCGTACATTCGATCACCCTCCTCCCAGTCACAAACATTTCCGTCATATAAAAAGAAATTATTATTATAATCATCAATGATATTATCGGCAATTTCATTTTCGTGTTGGGTCAACCTGGTTAATCCTAGTTCAGTATCTTCAGTTGAATAAGTTGATATTACTTTATAAATTTTTTTCATTTTTCAGTTAGTTCACGATTATCTATTTTTTGGAATAAGGATTCGTTGAAGTTATCATTTTCAAACCAAAATTCGAATCCGTCAAAAAAATAAATTTTCCAATTTTCTTTTAAGCACCAATAATATCCAATCGTACGCATTATATTAATTTTTTGAAATCTTCAAGGTTGAAACTATTTTCTTTTTTACCAAGGTTATAGGTAGTGAATGATTTATCTTTATTTTGAATTTTGATCATTAAATACCCCAATTCAGAAACAAAAATGTTTTCCAGTTCACCAATTCCTTTTTGTGTTTTAACTTTTAATCCCACCATTTTTCGATATTATTTTCAATTATCTTGAAAAGTAGTTTACGACATCTAGCTTGATTTTCGTAGGAAATTTCCATCGCAATAATTTGTTTATCTTTTTCTTCAATGGATCTATTGAATCGATTAACTTCACCAGACATTACTCGTTTATATTGAATAGGATATTTTTTGAAGTATTCATCAAAATTTTCAGATATTAATTCAACATCCATTATTTTTGAATCTTTATATTTCGTTGGAATATTATCTTCATCGGTGATATCTAACCAATTGATTTTAGATTCATGATAATCCATATATTCCATATCGTAATAATCATCCTGACAACGTTGAATTAGAACACAACATAATTTCATTACTTCAGCATCACGCTTCGCTCTTGTGTGTCTATCTTTACCTCCGATATAATCCGCTTGATTC